TTTGCTAATTTTACGTTTGTAACACCAGCATCTGTTAACTGTGTTGTACCAATTGAAGCATTAGTTACATTAATTGTAATTGTATTTGTTGAATCATCAAAAGATGAATCTAATGCTGTACCGCCGGTAATTGTTAATGTTTGATTTGTTTCAAAAGATCCTGAACCAGAATCAGTGGATATTTCAAGTGTAGTATCAACTGTTTGAAAAGCTAAATTACCTGAACCGTCAGTTTTTAAATATTGACCAGCAGTTCCATCTGTTGAAGGTAAAGTAAAAGATCTATTAGCTGCAAGTGCGGTTGGAGCTTTTAATTCTACATAATGTGTTCCGTTAGTAGTAAGTTCTCTAAATCTAACACTACCAGTTACAGAAGAACTATTACCTACATTTATATTGTTTGCTATACCAAAAGATAAATTACCTGAACCATCTGTCTTTAAATATTCTTCAGCAGCTCCATCTACTGTAGGTAATGTCCAAATTTGATTACCAACAAGAGCAACAGGAGCTTGAAATCCTACATAATTAGTTCCATTAGCTGTGGCTTCATTTAATTTTAATACCCCACCAGCTGAAGCATTATTTCCTATAACAAATTCATCTGCAACGCCAAAAGATAATTGGCCATTACCATCAGTTTTTAAATACTGTCCAGAACTACCATCTGATAAAGGTAGTGTATAAACTTTAGTTACTGCAACATTATTAGGAGCTTTTAATCCTATATAATTAGCACCATTATTAGTAGCTTCTTTTAATTGTAATTCACCACCTAAAGATGTTGAGTTACCAATAATTAAAGAATCAATAGCTTTATTAGAATCTACAATTATACTTGAACCAGCAGTTAATGTACCTGGTGCATGATCTAATAATGCTGTAAAAAATTCTCCACCTATTACTGCAATACGTTGGGCATCACCATTACCATCAACACCATCTACCCCTAAAAATAATTGTTGTGGAAAACTACCGGGCGTAGTACCATAAGCATAAGCAATTTCTCCTAATTTAAGTGTAGTAGGTTTTCCTGCAGCTGATGAACGTTTTATCCTTAAAATTGTTGCCATTAATTAGTACTCTCCTCCGTTCATAGTAAGATTTCCTGTAGTAGTAATTATTTCGTTACGTGTAACAAATTTTTGATCGCTTGCTCTATATTGTAACATTGCGCCATCATTTAAACCTTCTGTTACAGTATCTACATCTGCTAATAATTTTAATTGTAATTGGCCATTAACAACTGCTGAACCCGCAGGTATAGTAATTGATACTCTTTGAGGACCCGTTGAAGTCGGTGAGTTAATCTGTGCGCTAGTTGTATTATTAGAATTAATAGTAGCAGTTATGTTAGCCATTCAGTACCTTTTTCTCTATATTTATATTAATTTTAACTTATAATATACAATAATTAAGCGGTAGTAACTTCTGGTCTAACAGTTATTATACCTTCTAAAGCTCTTGTAACTACACCGTTACCTGAGACTATTTCCAAGTCGTAAACATATCTTTCTGCGTCTAAAGCAGCAGTTTGAGCATCTGTAAGAGACAATGTAATTACGCCAGAAGTGGCGTCATTGGCAATAGTACAAGTAATATTTGTTCTTGTTCTTGTAGATGAATAACCTTTGGCTAACTTTGCTCTAGCTGTGTAACCTGTCAAGTTAAAAACATTTCCATCAAATCCTTTAATCGTAACATCTGAAGAAAATGTTGCTCCTTGATCTATTGATAGGTTTGCTACAGCTGCCATTTAATATTAACTTTCTATTTTTAATTCTTCTGTTATCTTATTATTATAATATTCAGTCAATACGTCTATTTTTTCAAGTTCTACAATTAATCTTGTTTTATTGTTTTGTATCTCTTGTCTTGCTATGATGTAATTTTTTAATTTATCACTAAATTTAGTTTCATCATAATCTTTACCATTAATTTTAATTGTCATAATTCACTCCTTAATTTATATATTTATAATCCCATTTATGATACTTATTTAAACTATTTAAGAAAATATCAGGAAATAGTTGCCATACAGTTTGTTTTGTTCCTTTATAAAGAACGTCTTTTATGTTCTTTAATATACCTTTTTTAGATAATGCAGGGGCATATACATTATGTACACCTTTCATACTAGCTACATCTTTGTTACTTGTAGTAATATATACATTACCTTTTTTATTAACCCACTCTAAACATATAGGTATAAAAAATTGAGAGGTTATATTTTGATGTTGTAAAATAGTTTTGTTTAAAGTTCTTATATTATGTAAATGTGTTTCTTCACTAAGTACACACGTTCTTGCACATATTCTATAACTACTTGTACCCATTACATCATCAAAACTATGAACAGCAGTACTACCAACAGGGTTGTTATTGTAATACAATATCCACAATTTAAATTCTTTTTCATTTTTTAATGAATCATATAACTTCTCTTTAGAACTGTTATTATAAAATTTTTTTTCGTTACATTTGTTATAAAAAAAATTTAAATTTAAATGTTCGTTAAATTCTTTAATTTCATACATAGTACTTTTCCCACTCTGGCCACATTTCTAAAAGATTTGTATTTCTTAACTTGTCTCGTTTTTTTAATCTACTAATTAAAATTTTAGTATCGTCCATATTATGATCTCTATTTTCTAATATTTTTATATATGGTCTCATTTTTATAGCGATATCGGATTCTAATGTAAAGTATCTATTTAAATATTTTTCTCTAATATCATAAGGCAAAGAAGATATATTCATACCGTGATATGAGTCAGTTTTAAAATCTTCCCATTTTAATACATAAGAGGACATAACAGGTTGTCTAAATTTTTTATTGACTAAAGGTGGATATCTAAAAAAATCATCTACATATCCTATGTTTAGAGAATTAATCGTAGATACAAAAGAAACACTAACATTAGAAAAAGTATTTGCTAGTTTATTTGCGTTATCTAAAATTTTATTAAAATCACTAGGATATCTTATATAATTATTTCTTACTCCCCAAGCTTCTATAGAAATATTAAAAGTAACATATTTAAAATGAGGTATATAATCAAAAATATCTTTACCTTTCATTTTAGGAATATTTGTACCATTAGTAATAATTCTTAAATTTTGTTTGTAAGATGTTTTTAAATCTACAGCTTTTTGTAACAATTCATAATTGTAAGGTATCATTAATGGTTCACCACCAGTAAATTTTATTTCATCTAACCTTTCTAATATGTAACCTTGTATTTCATCATTAACTTTTTTATTAGTTGGAGGTTTTATTAAAGGTTTAGTTACATTAAATACGCTAATATCTTCTCCTAATTCTAAAGCCTCACTTGCAAAAGAAGAACTTTTATAAGGGTGACACATTAAACATTTTAAGTTACAAAAATTACCTCCTCCAGCCAAATGCTCCATTGTATGAAAAAACTCTGGCTTAATATCTATTTTAGGATCTTCTTTTACTTGTTTAGCTATTTTTACTGCACTATCAAAACCAGTTTTATTATCAACATAGTGTTCCATTGAATATTGCCTAGAACTTTTTATACCACTTTTCTCTTGTACAATACACATTTGACAATGTTCGTTTAATATTTTTTTATCTTTAGTAACAAAAGCTTTTCTTAATTCTTTTGCCTTACTACAATTCATTGCCTCAATAGGAGTATGTGTATCAGTTTTAACATCATAAAAATCTGCACCAGAACAGCACGCTTTATATTCACCAGTTGTTTCAGTGTAAATATTACCATAGGGTTCGGGACAAAACCATTCAATACCTGTTTCATCAACAAAATCTTTTTCTATATTTTCAAATGAGCTAAATTGTTTTTTATCAGTCATTAAATTTTGTGTATTCTTTCCATTCAGTAGGTTTATTTATGGCGTGAGTAAAATGAACCAATTTTATATCATTGTGAAATTCACCACCTAAGTATATGTATTGATTACCTGTTAATGTTTTATATTTTGTTGTTAACTTTGTTTGCCACTCTTTATTATCTTCAGAACTTACAATAATATCATTCGACACCCAACGTGTAACCCAAGAATTTGGTATAGTTTTTAAAGTTAATTTTTCTTTAACACTATCTTCAACAAAATATTGTTCTCCATTTACAGGACCAGCGGTAACACCCTTTTTAATATAATAATTCTGCCAGTAATCAATATTTGACATAAACTTATCATAGATATATTTACAATCTTTTGGATAGTATTTAAAAAATCCACCATTAATTTTATATCCTTCTTTTTTAGTATCTCTCCACCAACCAGGGATTGCTAAAAATTCTCCACGATTAATAGGATACTCAAATAGTTTTTTATATTCATTAATTAATAATATATCAATATCTATAACACAGATAGGCTCATCAATATCTAAAGCCATACCATACATTTTATTCCACTGTAATAGTACTTTACTATCATATGCTTCTCTTAACCATATAAATTCGTATTCTGGTAATTTTTTTTCTAAATAGGTTTCGTACTCGGGTCCGTACTTATTACCTATTCTTATTGCTAATATCTTCATATCTTTTAATTAAAGAACTTTCAAAGTCTTTTAATCTTTCTTTTTGCCAAGGAGTTATTGCTAATTCTTTAGATTTTATAATAAAATCTTCAAGTGTAAAATCATTCGTAGACATTAAACTGTCAAAATTAAATAATGAACCTAAAAAGTAAGTCGTCTTAGTGTTGTGTTTCATTAACATATATAAATTGAAAAAAGAAAAATATCGTTGAAATATATCTATCCAAAACGTTTCGGTTTCATATGTAAATATGTTACTCACATTAAATAGACATATATTATCTTTTTTTAATTTATTAGTAATTTTTTTATGAAAAGTTTCCGATATTAAGTTACCAGTTAAAAAATCTTTATTTAATTTACAAATATGATTAAAATATTCAATCCAATTTGAATTACCATTACATAATTCTATCATTTCTACAAAACTTTTTTCAGATAGTACTTCATTATGACCTGCTTTAAATTCAAAAGTTTTTGTGTTTTTTAATAAACTTAAATAGTTCTTACCATCCCAAACGTGTAACATATTTTTATACACATCTATAGCCACAGGACTATAATCATATATAATTAAATTTTTTAATGTACTTTCTATATTTGTTTTCTTAACTAATTTAAATGGGTGAAAGGCAGAAGCAACACTTAATACCGTATCTATATTTTTATCTTTTAAATCAATATTCTTAATAGTTTCAGTTTCAGTTGAAAAAAAACCAACCGTATATTTTGTATTACTTAAATTAATAAACTTCATTAAAGACTTCATAGTATCACTATGATATGTAAAGAATTTTAAATCTCTTTCGTGTTTAAATGGACTTACATTATAACCACTTTCTAATAGAGAAGATATCAAATAACCTCCCGGTAATGTCTTATCATATTTCTTTTTATCTTTTCCTACTTTAATCCATTTTGGTGTATAGTTATCGTGGAAATTATCAATTGATCTATCTACATTAATAAGATTGTTTTCTGTTGAAAAATACTGAGGAGATCCTGACAGTTTCCAAGACTTTAAGTTTATAAAAAAACATTGTTCGTGTAAAAAATAATAAGACTCTTTATAATCTAAAACGTGTCCCATTAAAGCTATGTTATTATTAATCATTTCTTTTAAATTTTCAAAAAAGAAACTACTGTTAATAAAAGTTCCTGTTTTTATAATAACTAATAATTCATAGTTTTGTTTATATGAAGTTTCTATTATATCATCTATTTCTGTTTCTTTAAAAAATCCTAATATATCGCATCTACGTTTTTGTAAATTAAATAAAGTATTTTCAGTATAAGTCTCTACAAGGTATCTTACTAAGTCGTGTTTTATTATTTCTCTATCATCAATAACAGCAATAGCAATAGTATTGGGTTTTATTTTTGGATTACCTTTTAAGGATTGATTTTCACTTGTAAATAGGTTCATAATTTTTTTCAAAACTTTCTACAAATAACTTACAAAAATCATCATTATAATTAGCGTGAGCTATAATATGAAATCTATTTTTATCTGATTTATTAAATGCGTAATGCATTTCATCATTATTAAAAAGATATATTTCAAATGGCTTAAACGGAACAGGACCATTATCTAAATGAGTTAATTCACAATTGTTGGGTTGAGTAATACACATATTCAATGCACTAAAAATAGAATCTACTTTTCTAGGATTGTAAGGTACTTTACTAGGCGCATCACAATGTTCTTCTATGAAACCAGATGGTTCTAATAACATATATCTTAATCTTCTATAACCATTTGCGGGAAATTCTTTTTTAAAAAATTCAGTTGTTTTTGGAGCATAATCACAAACATCAGTCCAATTCCATTTTATAGATTCATCAGAATCATTTTCATAACCATATTGTTTACCACTCATTGTTTTCCAAAAATCTCCATTGACAGAATGTAATGCAGCGGATAACCAACCTTTATGATTCCAACCTCTATGTTTTACAAAAAATTTTTGATTGTAAACAGCCAATACTTCTTCTAAAGATTCTTTAGGTAAAGTAATATTTAATTTAAGATAGTATAGTTTATGATTTTCTATAATATCTCTTGCTATTTTATAGTAATCTTTCATTTGTAAAATCCATTATATAAGACAATTGTATTTTCTTTGTTCTCTTTCCAACTAGAAATTTTGTCTGTTATAAAATATTTATATGACAATTTTTCGTTGTATATGAATCTATCTGTTGCTTTATAATCTTTTATAAACTTATCTTTGTTTGATAAAAAATAATTACATATATCTGTACTATTTGACCAACGCATTATAGAAGTGTTTATAAAGGTGTTATTAAATAATTTAAATTTAAAATCAAAAGAAGTTTTACTTGATGTTTTTTTCCAAGGCTGAGAATCAATAACTGTAAAGTCTTTAAAATCACTTGCTAAAAAATTTATGTTATCGCTAATTTTAACATCTAAATCAAAATATAAAGAAGGTCCGGTAAATTCTAATAAAGCAATTTTATGCCACACACCTTCTAAATAATTATATTTAACAGGTATATCGTAATCAGTTTCGGGTTTATCTGTATAACATTTAAAATCATAATCAATAGTTAAATACTTTTCTAATGACGATTTTAAATCTTCTACAAATTTTCTATTGTACTTAACTCCCCATTTAAGACAATAAACAGTTATTTTGTTCATTGTAATTTTTATATGTTTTCAAATTCTTTTACTAATTGTAAGGGATTTGTTGCTGTTCTTATCTTTGATTTTTTATCAGTATCATTACAATTTTTAAGTTTAGCTGATTCAAACATTTTTAATTTTAGTTTAAATAGAAGTTCATCATCTTTGTCATCATAATTAAATAAAAATTTATCAAATCTATCTAAAAATTTTTCATCACTATTTTCTGATTGATATTTTAAACTATCAGTTACGTTAGTTATATAGTTAGTCAATTGTTGACGATATACTTTTTGTTTATTTTTAGTATTCTTTTCTATCTGTTCCAAATCTACTTCAGTTAATAAGTCTTTAAAATCTGAATTTTGAAAATCTACTGGTACAAAATAATTTACCGTACTATTATTTTCATTATATAAAACTTCAATCGTAGTTTTATTTTTATCGTAAAAACAAACCTCTTTTATTTTATTACTAAAAACAGCCATATCAACTCCTTCATTATATTATTATGTTTTATCTATCGTTAAATTATACACATTTGCAATTTCAACAGCAACATCGGCAGGAAATTCTTGAGCTCTATAATCATCACCAATTTGTACTGTTTGATAATTACCTGTGTTTACTACTCCTACAATTGAATTTAACATACTTGTTCCTCTTTGATTTCCTGTTCCATTTATATTATATCTTATTCTGAAAGTATCAGCAGAGTTTACAGTTAAATATCTAAGCCAAGTAGTTAAATTGTTTGAAAAAGTTGTTTTATCATACACCTGTATATTACCTGTTGGAGTTATAAAAACAGGTACTACGGTATAATCAGGATCACTGCCTGTGTTTCTTTTATGTAAATAATAATTGTTAATTGTAATAGGTTGATCTTGTGCTTCTGGTATACCAGCAGCAGTAAATAAAGTTAAATCAGCTCTAGTATCTGTAAATACTGCAGTTGCTGGAGGATTTACTAATACTATTTGACCTCTCATTGACCCGTGTAATTCACAATTATAATAATATGTTCCTGGCGCATAACCTGTAGTATTCCAAGTAATAGTTCCTACAGCAGAACCATTATTTGTTGTTCCTGTTGTTAAACCATTTGCAGGAGTTGTTGATGCTTCAGCTTTTATCCAAAAAGGGTGACCTGATGCGTTTAGAACAAATACTAATGTATCTCCTACAGTAGCGTTTACAGTAGGATTTGATCCTGATATATCTCCTGAAAAAGTATATGAACCACTACCAGCATTCGTTACGTTATAATTTCTTGTTATACCAACAACTGGCTGAATAACAGCAGTATGATTAGCTAAAACAGTTGAAGTGGAAATTGAATACGTATTTCCTGTTAATGTAGATGCAGTTGAAGCAGAAGTTATTAAATCTATTGCAGGGTGAAAAAAAGTATCTTTCATATCTTGTAAACTCATTGCTTGTATATTACCACCTGATGTTAAATAAGCTGGCCAATCTGTAAGCGTACTTGTAGGTAAAGATAGTGACGATACTGTTTGTAAAATTTTTTGATATGATACTGTTACTAACTGAGGTTCTTGTGTTGTAGCTTCAGTTGGAAATGCCGTATTTGTTTGCGATGATGTTCCAGCACTCCAACGAGTATCATTTATGGCTGTTAAATTTGAACCACTATTAGCTGTAACTGAAAGAGTGACTGTAGGATTTATAGACCATCTATAAGCAATATGATTTATAATTTGATTAATTTCACCACTAGTTAGATTAGTTAAATTTCCTGTAAGTGTGTTATAATATAAAGGTGTTCTAATAGCCATTGTATATACCTAGGTTATACTCCAGGTGTTACTAAAGTTTTTAAAACTGTTGTTCCGTCTGAAGCTATAATATTCAAAGTAACTGGAGTACTAAATTTATTAATTGTTACTGCTGAATTTTGAATTTTAGGATTAGTAACTGAGTCTGAAGCCAAATCATCAGCCAATATTGTTGTATCCGTAATATTTTTATTTGTAATTCGTTGTGTCATAATATTATTTATGTTAGTATTAATTCTCTTATTTGAATGGCATTTCCATTATCAGGAGCAGAAGTAAATATACAGTTATTACTTACAACGCTATAATCCGTTGTTGGTCTTTGAACTATTCCATTTTCCGTTACTATTATTGTGGCTGTAGATTGACCTACAGTTACACCAAAAGATGTTTGAGTACCATCTCCTGTATAAGATCTAACGTTAAAAGTAACTCCTGATAATGCACCTATATCGGATCTAATTTCATTACCAGTTCTATATTTTAAAGTGTTACCATCAGCAACTAAAAATTTATCAGTGTCAACTGTTGCAAAAGTTAATCCTGTTAATATATCAGATAAATCTGCTGAAATAGTTATAGTATCTGTAGATACGACTGCAGTAATTCCAGTAGAGCCCGTTACGTTAACAACATCATTTGAACTTACTGTTGTTTGATTTAAAGCACTATCTCTAAAAATAAAATCTTTTGGAGCAGCATAAGTTTCGTTAATAGCAGCAACAATACTTGTTTTATTTGAAGTAGATAGACCAGATAAATCTCCTACGTCTGTACCCAAAGAGTTAAACGTTGTTCTAAACGTGTTAACTGTATCTGTTGTAGCAACTGTTCTTATAGGCATTATTTTTTAATAACCTCTTTTAATAAATTTTTAATTTCAAACAATTCTTGTTTTAAAGTATTTATTTCTTTTATTGTACTTCTTATTTGATCGCTTTGTTGTTCTCTCATCTTCATTCTTTTCATATAAATTGTGTATTCGTTTTTAGATGTATTAACAATAGCATTTGTTCTAACATCTCTTTCTAAATTTTCAAAACCTTCCACTTTTAATTTCATATTACAACGCTAATGCTATACCTCTTAAATCTCTAATAATAGGAGGATAAGAAGAATTAGTTCCTTTTAATACTATTTTAATTTGAAACGCTGTAAATTCACCTAATCCATTGATACTATATTTGTATTCTTTAAATGAACTATCATTTTCAGCAGGAGATACAGAATCATCTTCACTACCGTCAATATTAAAAGCATTCCAAGTTAAATCGTTAATATTTCTAACTTCATCAGCACCAGTTACTCTAAAAAATACTTTTACTGAAGATGAAGTTCTTACATTTTGAGTTAGTCTTACATCTAATGCAGTTGACGCATTTTCTAACAATATAGGTCTAGTTACATATACTGCAGCTGATGATGTTCCTGATGAGTTAAAATCAGAAACAAAATTTGGCGTATTTGAAACTGTTGGATTATTTAATCTATTTTGTACCGCAACCATACTCATTCTTGAGGTATCTAAAACAGGAGAAATTTTTGTATTTTCAGTAGTTAAAGTTAAAATATTAAATAATGATTTACTACCTGACATTTCATTAGTTTCATTAATTGAACTTGCAACTAATCTAGGAGAAGTAAAATTAATGTTATCTGAAGGAGTTACATTGATTGCTTGACTTGATGATTCTAATAAGAATGATGTTTCTGTGCCGTGTATTGAACTTCCACTTGTTGTTCTTAAAGAGTATCCTAATCTAGTTCCTGGAACTGTCATAGTTGAAATATTTAAACAAGCAACATCAAATAATCTATTTTGTGTTGTTACAACAGAACTTCCTCCAACGTCACCAGTAGATGTTGCAGTACCAGCAGTAGTAATACTAAATGTATCTAAAGTTACATTTGAAATAGAAGTGTAAGTTCCATTTATTAGTGTATGAGCTATACCATTATATGTTCCAGCAGGTACACCTGAAATTGTAACATTATTAGTTAAACTATGCATTCCGTGATTTTTACAAGTAACTGTAATAACACCGGAACCAGACGTTGTTCTTAAAGGGTTAAGATTTAATGTTCTTGTAGGTACAGTATCATTTACTAAAGTAACGCTACCACTTACGTTTTCAAATTCTGCTCTATTAATTTTAAATTTTATATCTTCCATTTGTTCAGCTGTCCAAGTTGAACCATTTTGAGATTTAAATAATACTCCAGCATAAGGATTTTCAGATATTGTTCTATTTGAACCAATTTGAGTATCTCCTAATCTTGCAACAAAAGCATTATAATTATTACAATCAGATAATACTACAAAACAATATTCTGTTTTTTCTTGTAAATACACAGGAGATGGGAAAGTAAATTTAGTTGCAACACTTGCATCTTCACTAGTATTAACTGAAGATGGATTTAATGTTATTTCACCAAATGGTATTACAGTCCTAGAAGGATAACCGTTTACTACTTCTCTAATTTGTACTGTAATAGGAATATTTGTATCTTTAGATTGCAAATATAAATCTATTGAAGTAATGAATACTCCACCAGTATTATCTATTAAAAATGTTTGTGCAAGAGGATCATTCCAACCTATAATATCAGAAGTTTCTCTTGTTGATGTTCTTGTAATATTTCTAGTATCATTAACGTCAATTCTTACTAAACGTGGCTCTCTTGTTGATACAATTGTATTCTGTACAGTTTCTAAAGAACCTTTAGCTATATAATCTGCTTCAGCAGAAGTTTCAACATCTGTTGTAGAATTTGTAATTGAACTAGTTAATCTGAATACTCTTTGACCAGTTCTCCATCTTGGATTATTATTATTAGTAGAATCAGGAATACTAAAAGTACCTGATACAGAACCATTTACGTTTGTTATTAAAGGTCCTCCAAGAGCTCCTCCTGTAGGAGTTATGTAAGATGCAATACTTATGTTATCAAAATATGGATAAACTCTTGTATTTGGTTTCATTCTTGTAGCTGTAAAATTTATTACTCTACTTCTTATAAAAGGTATAAATGCTATATTTAATACTCTATCACCCAAAGCAGTTCTTACAACTTGAGGTACTAAAGATGTTCTAATACCTGTTCTTGTTTGAGAAACTTGTTGTGATGTTTCAATTGTTCTATCTCTTACAAGAGCTCTTCCAGCCCATCTTGTACTTTCGCTACTAATTCTATCTGCTGAAGATCCTTGCCAAAAATCTTGCCACTCATTCCATACAGTATCAATTTCTACGCTATCTAAATTAGGATTACCTAGTGCTTCAACCATTGTATCAAAAGCACCTCTTTCATTAACTAATAAATCAGGAACTCTATTTGTTTCTTTCCATTCATCGCCTGGAGGATCAAGTGCAACTGAACCTGCCCAAGTAAATATATTAAAAGGATTAACATTTAGATATTTACTAGCATAAGGTTGTTCTATTAAATTTACTTCTGTGTAAGGTAAAGTAATTAAATCTCCAGTTTTTTGATAATTAGAAGCTAGTCTATCAGCTGTTAAAATTGTAGTGTTTCCTGAACTTGTTGCTTCAATCAATTTTACAGATTCAGAATTAAACATTGGTCTAAGGAATCCACCAGCCATATCCATAGAAACTTTATAATCAAAATTTCCTACATCGCCAATACCGTGACCCGTAAAATTATCTACAATAAATCCGTTTTTAAATCTGTCAAAACCTTCTGCATCTTGTATTTGTAAAGATTGTGCTTGTGTTTCTAGTAAAGATAATTGAGTATAATATTCTACATTTGATATTCTTTTTTCTAAACGACCAATATCTCTCATTGTATATCTTCGATTATCAATTTTTTCAATATCTATATCTGAAGTTTTTAATGATAATGTATAACTATTTAAAGCTAATGTAAATAAATGCATAGCATTATCTAAATTTTTAGGAAGTTGAGGAGTTAAAGAACTTGCTCCTTTAACAACTTTAAAATTACCATCTTTATCTAAAAATATTTTATCAAATCGTTTTAAATAATATTCTAAATCTGTAGTAATATCAGAATTGAATTGAACAGGATCTACGGCAGATGCTCCCAATCCGTTGTATTGTCTTAATTGACCAGAACCAACAACAATAGATGCATCATCAACTCTAGGTCTAAAATCTAAACAATCACGTAACTGATATGTTAATCCTGAAGTATCTGAAGTATAAGAAGGGATATCCTTATAGTCAATAACACTTGTATAAGAATCAACAGAAAAATAATCTCCAGAACCGTGAGAAAAATAATCAAAGTCTATTAATAATCTACCGGTAGGATTAAGAGAACCTGGTTTTAATTTAAGTCTACCTATATCATAAAAATTATCTCTTTGTCCAGTATCTAAATCAAATCTTGATTTAATATCAGTATCAGAAGATGTAGCATTTGTAGAAAAATTTGCTGACATATAAACTGCATTAATTCTGTATACATCTGCTTTACTTAAACCTATTAAACCAGATTGTATTATTGTTTGAGTTGAAATAGATAAACTAGAATTTAATACAAGCGTTTTTGTTTTTTCATTAGCAACAGTACGTGATACTGTGGCAACTATTTTTATTTTATGTCCTGCAAAATTTGCACCAAAATCTAATGATAGAGTTTTTCCAGTAGGAGTACCGGTTAAAGTAAATATTGGATCACCTTCGTGATTATTTCCTGATAAACTAAAAATATCTCCTATATTTCCAGAAGGACCAGCGCCTAGATTTATAATAGAAACAGTGAAATCTCTTTCAGATAATCCTGTAAATGTTTCATTTGTTCCTGCAGTTATTTGAGCATCACCATTTGCAGATAACAATGCTATAAAATTTCTTCTTACGTAAAAATTTGTATCTGTAATATTATTATTAGATGATGTTTTTAAAGTTTTGATAGTTTCGTATGGTAACTTAAATATTGAAATGTTTTTATTAGATCCAATTAATTTTGATCTTCTTCTTACACCAACTGTTTTTGTTGATACATCAGATGCACCTACTGCAGTTGAAAATGTTAAACTAGTATTAGATGTTACAGACTCAACAATTTTAGTTATAATAGTTCCATTGTCAGCTGTAAAATGTATTGTATCTCCTAGTCTTAATTCTGTTAAAAATAATGTTCCATAACCAGTAACTACTGTTCCATTGTTTGCAATTGAAAACGTTCCAAATAGTTGGTAATTATCTCCAAAAGCTGCACTAGTTTCTGTATCAGCAGTATAGTTTATTCCTGCTCCACCTGTCATACCAATTTGTTTTACAGAAGAAAAATCAAAGTTTTGTACACCGTGAAATCCTAAAACGTTATTTTGTATTGTTGATGTTACTAGTGATGTTGACCCTGTAATACTTTCTCCATTAGTAAATATTCCTAAAACGTTAGCTAATACAACAACACCGTGATTTGCAGTTCCTCCAGAACTAAATGATGTAACATTTACAGGACTAGTTCCATTAGATGCATATAATTCAAAAGTATTTGCTGTTGGATTTTTTACTGTATAAACAGCAGCAGTAAGAACTGAAACTGAATTAATTGACCAAGTACCTCCTGAAATCTCAACTTGCATACCTTCTTTAAATGTATGAGCTGTAGAAGTAACAATAGAAGGATTTGCAATAGACATATTGCTAATTACAGCCGATTTGTATGATGAAATAGTTTGAACGTAACCTGTAGCTCCAGATGTACTTCCTGTAATTTTTTCTCCGTTAGTAAATGCGACTGCTTTAGATACGTTAAGATGTGTAAACATTTCTATATCAAAAAGATAATGTTTATAAACGTTACTTGTTAAAGATGATGTTACAAATAAATTAGAACTTGCAATACCATTATTTAATTCAAAACCTCTAGACTTTGCTCTACCTATTTGAGGTACAGCCACACCAGATGTAGATTTTAATGAACCTCTTACATCAGCTCCTGTAGCACTTAAATATGATAATCTATTATTAGTTGTACTGGTGTCGTATAAATTTACATTTTTAAATGTTTCAGTTTCTCCAGGATTGTATGTAATATCTGGAGCATTATAAACATTAGAAACATTTACATAACTTTCTAAATCAAATCTAGTTTTAAAATTATTAGATGTACTAAAATCTCTTGCCTTATCAACATCTAAAAACGTTGTACCTATTGTTTCAATTTCATAACCTTTAACATAAGCTTTACCAGGACCAATTGCAGCTACTAATTTTGTTTCTACCCCACCATTACCAGATGCGTAAATACCTCTATTAGTTCCTGATAGTAAATGTTCTCTTAAATCTATATCAAAATCTTTTACACTGTAGTCTCCTGATTCGTCATACGTTCTTCTTGCAAACGTATCTTCTAAAACAGAATATTCAGTTGTTCTAATTTGATTTTGTAGTATTCCATTTTCTAATCTTAATAATTCTATAAAGTTTGAATCATCAACAGAATTTAAAGCTCTTTTTGATAGTGTTAATGATATTTTAAATCTGTGTGCACCTGGAGCATTAAAATTAGATGTACCTGCTGCATTATCAACTAGTGTACCATCTTCGTTAGCAGTTATAAATGATTCTACTATATCAACACCAATACGATAACTTGGAGTATCTGTATATTTGTCTAATATTATTGTTTGATCTAAAATTGTAACGTAATATCCATTAATATAATAAACACCTTTTGCAATTGATGCAGATGAACCTGTTGCAGTTGTATTAACTGTTACTGTCTGAGCAGCTGAACTTACGGTACAATTACAAATTTCACCATTCGTAAATACAAAACTAGTATTATTAGTTCCAGTTTTAATATATTTAACGTAAAGAGTATCAGGATCAGTACTAGTACTTGCTACAGCATTAACAACTTCTGCTTGAACTCCTGAAGTTACACCTGTTAAAATTACACCGATATATGAATTTATATTACTTAAAGATTTAGCACTTAATTTAATAGCATAGTAATTTAAATCAAATGCTACTTGACCAGGTATGACCATTGCGCCTTTTTTAAAGACGTGATCAGAAAATTTTTCAATCTGATTTTGTAATATTGTTTGTGACTGTGTTAATTCTCTCGCTTGTACTGCAAATGAAGGTCTAAACAGTACTCTATGAAAATTTTTATTTTCATTAAAATCATCATAGTATGGAGAAAGATTAAAGTCAGTTGGACTTGGCATATCTTCCTTTAAAATTCAATAATTAGTTTAATATTTTCAGTTTGGTCCGCTGCTCTTGTAATTGGTGCTCTGTTTTCAATGTAAATAACATCACCTTTATCAACATCTAATTCTGAAGCAGCATAACCATTAGAAAACGTTATACTATCAGCTGTTTCACTAGCAGAAGCACTTGGAGTAGCTGTTGCTCCAGATGTTGCGCCAGTAATAATGTTTGATCCACTAAATGCAACTAAATTTCCACTAGCATTAATACCACCATCTACAAATCTTGTTTGAACATAATGTAAAATTCTATTAACAGAGTCCCATTCTACAACTCTACCTACAGCACCTGTAGTTGCTTGACTAATTTTTTCATCTACTTGAAAAGTTCCTGGTGTAGGTGAAGCAGCAATTCTAATAGCTTTTGTTGTTCTTAACGTAGATGATGTTGCAACATTTCCTAATGATTCTGGGTCTTTTAATAATACTATTTTTCTAAAATCGTTTTCAGTTGTAAAATCTCCAGTGTTTGCTGATTCTGTTCCTTCTAAATTAATATTCAACATTACAAAAAATCCACCTAATTCTTTTACTGCATTATAACCGTGTCCACCTTTAGGTTCAATAATACAATCTAATTCTGCTCCTGTTAAGAATCCAGAACTTGCAGTATTAATATCAGCGTTTCTTACTGAAGCAAAAGTATAACCAGTACCTGCACTTGTAACTGTTACACCTGTAACAGCTGTTCCTGAAATTACTACTGTACAAAATCCACCTGAACCATCTCCTCTTAAAGGAATACCTGCATAAGTACCGTTTGTTCCTCCAGTACCACCATTTTTAATTTTAATTATATTTACTGCACCATCTACTGCTGCACTTTGTACTGTACTGTTTGTTTGAACAGCCATAAAATCTGTAGATAAAAAATTTATTTGTTGAGAGGCACTTAAAGTGTACATAAATTTCCATTTATAACCATCGCCTGTTGAAAGTATAGAAGCTGAAGTTCCTGTAGGTTCAACTGTAGAAGCAACGCCATTATTATTATCTAAACATTTATATACGTTGTATGCGGAATTTAAAACATAAAAAGTTGAGTCAAATAAATTTGAAGCACCACTTGTTGATGTTAAAGTAGTTGTTGTTCCTGTTATTCTATTACCATAATCATTTCTATACATATCGTAAATTGTACCAACAGTCCAATTTCTTCTAGGAATAACATAACTTACATTTGAAGCTGTAATTTTTTTAGCAGCTAATAAATCATCAAAAGTATAAAGTTCTTCTGTAACACTATCCGCAGGTACAATAGGAGAAGTATCAGAACCTGTAATGTCAGTTCTTAAATCTGCTCTTGTATATGTTCCCCAAGATAAAGGAGCACCAATACCTAGATAATAAGCATTAGGCGCAGCTTCAGAAAAAGATTCTACAAACTGTTCACTATTATGTATTCTAAATTTATTTGTTATAATTGCCGGCATATTTTTTTAAGCTTGTGCTTCTCCCCAACGTAATAATAAGTTTGTATTAACAGAAGTACCAGAAGCTTTGTATATATTTATCGCCAAAACATCGGGACCATTTGGAAATGTTCCTCTACCACCTAATGTAGTAGTTGTTAATTCTTTTAGTTTTGATAGGGATAAACTGTTACTTTCTCCCGAGTTTGCAATAAACGAAAATACTGTTTCACCTGGTAGTGCATAAGCAGGTTGAAAAAACTGGAACGTAACTGTAGATCCAGCAGTTACTGCAGAAACAGCGTTTTGTGTAAATGTTACTCTATAGTATTGTGTTCCACCATATGTAAGTGTAGCTGATATTGTAGCTACTTTTGTATTTGCAGGGAATTTTGCATCTACAACAGATGTTCCTGCAACTGCTCCGCTAGCGTCTAAAGTTGCTTTTGTGAAATATAAAATACTTGTACCTGATGCAGCGTTACCAGCAAAAGTAAATGCAATTGATGCGCCAGAATTGGTAGAAGGCAATGATCTATTAAAATTAACTTGTGTATAAAATCCAAAATCTGTTATTGAAGTTATAACAGCATTATTATATCCAGCAGTTGTAATTGATGATCCTACAACTATTCCTGTTGTGTTCCAACTTGCTGAAGTAAAATATAGTGTTGAACTACCACTACCTGTGTTATAAGCAATTGTTGCTGAAGCAGTTAAAGCAGCCGTAGTAGTTCCTGTTTGAGTTGTTGTACCCGCTCCAGATTTCCAAGTTACAGAACCTCCTGATGCAATTTGAGCAAAACTAGGTTGTCCTCCTTGAGCAACACCTTGTAATGTTGTCCAAGATACTGAAGCTGGATCAATAGGATAATTTTGTGGATTTAAAACACCTTCTACAATAATTGCACCCGTACTACCTGAATCTGAAGTTATTTCAATACCTTCAAGTAATAATTGAGCTCTATTTAATAATTCTCTTTCTCCTAGATCACCTATAATTGCGTTTGATACGCTAGGTGCTAATCTAATTAAAAATGCAGTTTGTTTAGTAGTTGTTGCTGATAAGTTTGTTTGAGCATAGTTAAAAATATATCCTCTATCTTCATCAAATTCTCCATCAATTAAATATGCAGAACCCCAATGAGATATTGCCGGACTACAAGTATTTGTTACGTAAATTACTCCTGCATTATCATTGTGTGAAGCAGCGGCTCCAGCAGAGTATGAACGTGTTGCTCCAGCATTAAAATTAGTTAATGTTGTACCTCTTACACAACCCGTTAATGTATTTGCTGTAGCATTTTTACCTGTATATGAAATTAGCTCATTATCAATATATACAACACCTGAAGTTGGTAAACCTGTAACATCTTCCACTGTAATAGTTGTTACTGAACTATTAATAGCTCCATCTAGTCTAGTACTTGGTATTTCATTTAAAACTTCATATCGAACTGGTGCGTTACCTGTTCTCATATAAGCTTCAGTATTTAAATTGTTTCCTTTTAATCTATGACAGAATACATAATTACCGTTAGGACCTCTTAGCATCCAATCTATAAATCCAGCACCATACCAGCTAAATTGTATACCTATCATTTGCATTTTAGTAGGATCTATTACATATCCACTTGGTCCTGTACCGTCACACTTATCTAAATTCCATTCTGATTGAGGTATAATTAAATCTTGTACTTTACAAATTGATCCACCAGTTACATTTGATACACCTCTAAAATCAGGAGTAATAGACATTGAAGTTTGACTTGTAATATTAGATACCACGTGTGTCATACCTTTTATAACAACTCTATCTCCAGCTTTTAATTGATCATTAAATCTTGTATTTGTACCTGTAATACTATTTGAGTTTGCATTAATTGCAATAGTACCGCCTAATTGAAATGTTGATGATCTTCTTCCTACAGAAAAATTTTGTCCGTCATATTGCCAAAATATTCCATTTTGATCATCATAAGGACCTGATCTTACAACAGCCCCTTTCCATTTATATAAATTCATTTTAGCATCAGCACTTAATTCAGCTGTAGAATTAGAAAGAACATTAGTTGCAATAACTGTTAAAGTTCTTTCATCAATAATACTTGATACAACATAGTGTCCGTCATAACCTGGCGTAATAACACCTTCTATTCTAATTTCAGCACCTACTTGGCATCCGTGGTCAGTATCATCTGCAACAATTGTAATTAAAGAATTTACTGCTGTTCCTGATGCAGTAACACTTCTTAATTGATAACTAGGAGCAAAAAGAGCACCTGTATTATACATAGCGCCTTTTCCTGATTGATAACGAATATATTTTTTACTTTGACGAATTGCTTGACCTCCATGCTGAGGACCTCCAGTACCTAATTGAACTCCACCATCAAAAGGTCTATGTACAAAAAATGCATCTGGTCTTACGTAAATTGTTCCTTGAATATTTGCAGCACCTACAGAAGAATCATTTAATAACGTTAAAATGGTACCTGATGCTCTTGCAGTGTATCTTATTCTAGTAGAACTTTGAATATCATTAACTATAATAGGACCAGAAGCTAAATTATGATTATTTGAACCAGCATCAGAACTAACAACAGATAATAAAGACATACCAGGGACAAATCCGTGTGGTGATGCAAAATCAACTTGAACTACAGCAATTGAAGCATAAGACGCTGTAGCAGTTGCTGCAGAAGCTAATATAGTAGGAGCACTTAATGCTAATGTTGAATATATAGGAATTTGACTACCTCTAATAGCTGTTCCAGTTGTAGTAAAAGTAGTTACAGCACCTGTACTTACACCACTTACTGTAATTGCAACATCATTCGTAACATCTAATCCTTCGCATTGAGTTCCTAATACTTTATATCTTTGACCTATAACATAACCACTACCCCCAGCAGTAACTGCGGAAGTATATAATCCACCATTTCTTGTTATATTAAGAGAAGCACCAGTAGAACCATTACTTGTTGCATAAGGAATTCTACTTGAATAGCTTGCAGTACCTGCAACAGCTAATCCAGAAACTATTGTTACTGTAGCAATACCTGAACCAGAAAGTGTTGCCACTCTTAATATTAAATCATTTCCTAAAACTGCAGTTCCCGTTATTGTAACTGACGTTACAGCACCTACGCTTGTAGTAGCTATTCTTATTGTAGCATCATTTGTAGGAGTAGTTCCATCTAAAGAAGCTCCTGAACATAAAAATCTTGTGCCTAAAAAGTAATTACTTCCGCCGTTATTAATTGTTGGAACAGTATATACTCCAGCATTTCTATTAATATTAATATCAAGTCCTGATGCTAATGTAGAAGTATTTGTACCAAAAACTGCAGTATAAGCACCTGAACCATTTGCAGTTCCACCAAAACCAATTGTTGTAATAGCACCACCTGTAACATCATTTGTTACACCGGTAATAATAATACTTAAATCGTGTGTAGGAGAAGTTCCCCCTAAACTTGTTCCTGGTATATTAATTGCATCTCCTTTAAAATATCCAGTACCTGCATTGTTTATCGTTACAGTATCATACACTCCTGCAGTTTTATTTACGTTAAAAGTTGCACTTGTTCCTGTTGATACAATTTCAGTTAATGTTACAGAATTATATGTTTCATTATTATTTTCAACTCCACCTAAATCTGAACCCAAAATTTTTAAAGTGTCTGCTACAAAATAACCTGAACCCGGTATAGGAATTCCCGCAATAGTATAAGAACCACCAGCTCTTGAAATGTTAAATCTAGCATTTACTCCAGTTGATAAAATTTCTGAATATGCTACAGTTGTGTATGTTTGAACATCTCCTTGAAGTGATGTTGTTAAAGCAGAACTTAAAGATAATGTACTTCCTACTATGTTAGTAATTATAGCTTGTGTTCCTGTTCCATTATTAATAGCCATTCCTGGAACTAATCCCGATACAGTTGAAAGTGTAACTGATGATGAACCTAATGCAGCATCTGAAGCAACGTAATTTGTTGAAACTGTTCCTCCTGTTCCTGAATTTGAAGTAACTTGTGTACCTACTGTTATATAAGCAGCAGATGAAGTTGTTGAAGATGCAGTTATAGGAGCGCCACTTGGTGGAACTGCTCCTGTAAAAGTTAAACTTGTAGCACCTAGAGGCGCTGCTAATATTGTTGAAAAAGAACCACTTGAACCATTTGAAAATATTGAATATGTAGGATTACCTACTCCTGCTCCAGTATAAAATCCTGCTTCTCTTAAAAGAGTTGTTGAAGTTACTACTGTTTGTCCACTTGAAGTTCCAACTTTTGCTTTAGCGTAATAAGTAAATGTGGAAGAAGTTGGTACAGTATTTACAATAAAACTTCCTTCAGCTCTTGAAAATCCTAAAGTAGACGGAGATAATGCTTTAATTGTAAAAGGTTGTCCTACACTCCATCCATGCGCTCCTTGAGTAGTCACAGTAATAATTGAAGGTCCAACTCCAGCACTTGTAACAGAGGCATCAGTTGTAACAGACTGTACATTTTTTTCTGTACCTGGTATTTCGTAAGTAGATGGATATCCTCTTTGTGTTGCAATTGCTTGCCACTTAGTAGGTTGTAATCCATATTCAAAGTCAGCATCAATCATCGCTTGAGGTCTTGCAACTCTCATACGCTCAATTGCATCTGTTCCAAAATCGTAAGGTCTTACAATCATTTCAGCATTTTCTTCAAATATTTGTAAAGTATCAGAAGTTGCCATTGTATCAGTATTGTATTTTAAATAAATTGTTGTTGTACCATTATCAACTGTTAATGCATTAGGAAAGTTTACAGAATTTGCAGCTGAAAAAGTAACTGATGCTCCTCTTAGAGGATCACCAAAACTATAAAGTACTTCATTATCTGTAACATTTGTAATTAATAATAAATCATTTAAATCTACTTTTCCTATTAATTCTATAGAACTAATTACGTTAGGAGATAGAACAGGTAAACTAGATAATCCATTTGTTATAGTATTTGTGATTGTTGTAAATCCGGTAGTAATTTTTGCAGTTGCGCCTGCTTCTGCTGTTGTTGCAGCATTTATATTTTGAGTAGTCATTACAGGACTTTGTAATGTAGGATATATTGTATTTGTTAAAATATAACTATTGATAATAGTTCTACAATAAGTAATATAAGTAGTTTCAGGAACTCTTGTACCAGAAATTATAGGAGTTGCACCTACCCAATATGTTGCAGCTTTTGTTCTAGTTGAAGCATTACCATCATATCTTAAATCAAATATTGCTGCTTCTATAATTGCATCAATATCATTTTGTAATGCAGCACTTGAAAAAACATAACCAATGTATGGAGCGTTACCAGCCAGCTTTTGCTGATTAACATATGCCTCAACTTCATCTTTTATAAATTCTTTATTTGCTACAATTTTTGCATATGCAATAGGATTTCTATTACTAGTTAAAGGTATACCAGGTTGAAAGTAATAATTTTGACGTAATTTTTTTGCCATATTAAGAACCTAATGCCACAGATAAAACATACAATTGATTTTGAATATTACTTGATACACCATCTAAGTATTCAAATTCTGCATTTGAAACATTTCCACTTCCTATAGAAGAAGCATTAATGTTTGTAATTGTATTGTTTGATCCATTAATTGTTTTATTTGTTAAAGTTACTGCATTATTTGCTGTAACTATACCAGTTGCTCCAGTTAATAAATTTAATTCTGTTGATGTTGCTGTAAGAGTTGTTCCTCCATTTATAACAGGAGAAGTCAAAACTTTATTAGTTAAAGTTTGATTGCCTGTAAGAGTAACAACACTATTATCAACTGAAACTGTAACTGTATCTGTTGATGCTGATATTGTATTAATACCAGTACCAGCTAATATATTTAATGTGTCTCCACTATTTAATAGTTGAGCTGCACCAGAAGTACCTTGTACAAATAGTGAGTATGTAGCTGCCACAGCACCAGGTTGAAATCTAGCATTTACCGAATCATATATTAAAACATTATTAGCTGATGCACCAGCAACGTTTATTTTTAAATTACTACCGTCACCTAAATTGTTATATAGTTCTGTAAAATTAGAATTGATTATATTACCGCCAGCACGTAGTGTTGAACCTGTACCGTCGTTTGCTACACTTCCAATATTAACTGATTGTTTAGACAATTGTAATTCCTTTTATATTATTTATACGACTATTTATATACTTATTCATAAACTTTATATACCCGGATTAGGAACAGGAGTGGCGTCAGTTGTTACAATAGTATTATCAAAAGTGTTGATATCTTCATCAAAAGTATCTGCTCCATTTGTTAAATCTCTTGTTGATTCAGATGGTATCGAAAAATACGTTTTATTTTTAAATAGAAAATCTCCCATATTTAATGATTCGCCATCTATTGCAACATTTTTAGTTCCTATAAGTGTAACTGAACTTAATTGTTGTAAATCTATTTGTGTAGAAAAATTTTGATCTAATAACAAAGAATCCAATGATTTTAAATTAATACTAAGAGCTCTACCAAATCTCGTATCATTATTTCTTATATTTGTATTTTCTTTTAAAACAAAGTTAAAATTCCTTGTTGATCTTAAAGTTAAATCTCTAGTATTAGGTGTAAAATGTTCAATTGTTGCAGGATTTAAATCTGCTGCTACTCCTCTATTAGCATTTGCTCTTAAAGAAGTTCCATCTGTTAATGTTCCTAATCTTCTACCAAAAATTGTAGCAAATAACGTGTTGACAACACTGTATATAGGCGTATCAATAATGCCTGAAGTTATTCCAGCAACAGGAGATGATATTCTTACGTTTAGATTTGATTCGATATTTAAAGTGCTTATAAAATAAAATCCTGCAGAATGGTTTGTTTTTTTAAAACTATCTCTCCAATCATTAATTGTTCTTCCTACTTTTATAATATAAGAAAAATCTTGATATAATAAACTATCTTGTATTTTAATTGTATTTTCTGAAACTTGTCCGTCTTGATTTATATAAGTTCCATTAGTATTTAAAACTGAAACAATATTAGAAGTTGCAGTTGCTTGATTAAATTCTTTTATTGTTGCAGTTGCTCCTGAAGTTAATCCTGTTATAGTTGCATTCTTTTTAAACGTGCCTGTTACGGGATTTAAATACAAAACGTTTATTCCACTATTTTGTGATCTTAATGTTCCTGTAATTATAGTAGAATTATCGTTACTTAAAGCAGATACAGTTTCTCCAACTAAAAATGTTCCTGCACGATTTAAATAAAATAGATTAACTGGAAGATTTAAAGTAAGAGCAGGAGAATTTTGATATCCTTTACCAGGTTCTACTATTTTTAATGATAAAATTTTTCCAATATTAGGACTATACGTTTTTAATATGGCAGAACTGCCTAAAAAACTATTTACAGTTGCTGTAGGTAAATTAGAATAATTAAAACCTGGACTTATAAGTCTAACATCAGTAATATCTTTATTTCCAGTGCTAGATTCTTGTACAAATTTATTTCCTACATATAAATCACCTTTAACAGTTTCATCTTCTAAAATAATATGATCATCAATCAAACTTGAACTTTCTTCTTGTGTAAATCCACCATTTACAACTGAAACTTTAGCAACAGCAGCTCCACCATTAGTATTTGCATTATTAAATACTACGTCATCACCTATTTCGTAATTTGTTCCACCATTTTCTACAAATATATCTGTCAATCCTGAACGACCAACATTTTCTACTTGTATTAATGCTCCTTGACCACCACTTATTAAATCAATTACTGTATTTTCTGTATATAAGTTTCCTGAATTTGTTATAACGGGAATATTTGGTACTCCTGTAACGTTTGCTTTTATAAAATTGAAATCATTATTAAATTGTGTTCCTCTAATTTCTTCTCCTATAATAAAATTGCCTGAAATAGAACCAATGTTCAAAACAAATTCAGTTACCTCATCACTACCAATTTGAAATTTAAATACGTTTTCAATTATGGCAGTAGTTCCTGAAGTTACACCCAATATTGTTCTACCTATCAATAAACCTGTATCACCCTGTGTTGCTATTCCTCTTAATATTTTACTTGTATTCCATTTACCATCTGAAAGTCTTAAAACTTGTTCTCTAGGGTATGAAGTTTCTGATTCTAAACCAAATAATAATCTAAAAAATATTTGATTACCTACATTTGTACCTTTTAAACGATATAAAGATTTAATATTTTTTATTAATGTTCTTTTATTAATATTATCATCAACTTTGTCAGGTAAAGTAGCAAATAATTCATTTCTAAATTGTTTTAAAAAATTAGAGATTACTTTATCAGGATCTCTAAAGTCTAATAATTCTTGTATATTTGTTACTGGATTAGGACGGTAGTTATTTACAATTGCACTTGCGTTAGACGTTAAACCAAGTACGGTTTCGCCCATTATAAATTTATTTTGAGAAGAAATATAAAGTTTAGAGCTATCTATATCTTCTGCTAATATTGTTGATTGTGCTTTTGATGTTTGTCCTTGTATTATTTCACCTCTAGTAAATTTACCAAAAGAAGAACTTTCTAAAATTAATTTATCACCCTCATCTGCTGGTGTTCTATCTGATTCAATACGTGTTCCATCTAATAATATGTTTTGTAATACTTGACTTTCTGCTTCTAAAGCAATACCATCAGTAGTTTGAATTCCTGTAATATTTAATTCAGCAGATTCCATAAAAGTGTAATACACTTTTAAAAATTCTAAAAATTTAGGGTGCTCTGATAATACAAATTCTGGAACCTGAGAATTTATCAGGTTAGATATTTTGTTTTTAAACTTTGCCATTGTTAATTGTTACTAGGTGTTGTTGTATAACCTATACCTGCATCAGCTGAACCTCCTAAAAAAGTATCTGGGTCAACAATGATTGTAGAATTTGAAATATCAATATTAATAATTTGATCTCTTACTGGAACTATGTCATTAGAATTTGGCTTAATAGTTAATTCAATAGCTGTAGATAGTTCTCCTCTAATATCCTCAACATCTGATACGTTTAATGAATTTAAAGTAATTTGACCTGTTAAATAATTAATCGTACCCTGTGGTGTTGCATTATAAATTTTTACTGAACCTATCAATCTGTATCTTCTTACATTTCCTAAACCATCATCATCTAAAAAATAAACATTTGTACTATCTCCATATATTTTAAAACCACTTGATTCTAAAATACCACCATTTAAAGCATTATATCCTGCAACTGGATTATATGCTGGGTTTCTAAAGTAAATATCGTATCTAGTTGAAGATTCTAATATGGGTGTAAATGTTTTTCTTATTTTTAATGTAGTAATATTTGATACAATACTCGTATCAGCATCATCTATCAATCTTAATATTTTTGAATATCTAAAAATACTGTCAAATTTTTGTAAAGTACTATTATTATAATTTGTTAATGATGATACTATATCTGTTTTTAAATTTTCAGCTGTTTTAGTAGTTGACTTTTGATCATATTTAACATATGACGTTAATAATATTGTAGTAGTTTCGGGATCAACAATTACAGGTCTAACAGACGCAACATTATATTTTTTTAATTGAGTAACAATACTTGCTTTAGTAGCCGATGTTAATGATGAACCAGACAATGGTTTAATTGCAATTTTAACTATACCATAAACAGGATTTTCTTCATCTTCTCCACCCCAAGCACTTACAGATTGAGCATTTGGATAAATAGATTTAACAATTGTTTCATAATCAGTTGTAGTTACTGCTCTATTTTGTGCTGCATAATTTAAAGGAGCATTGAAACGAATTGACTCTTTACTTTCAGCAGAAGTTCCACCTTGTGCAACTGAATTTACTGTTATAGTTAAATTACTAAATCCACTTATAGTAGAAGTTGCAGAAAATGTAGCTGCTCCATTGGCTCCTGTAGCATTTGTAACGATATATTCTAAGATGACTATGTTACCATCTATTAAAGATGTACCTATTATTCCATCACCAAAATAAACTTCAAATTTACCATCTTCTGCCTCTTGTAAAAAATATGCTTTTGTTAAATTTGAAACGTTTTGTAATCCATTAGCTAATGAATATGTAAATGTAGTTGTATCAACTGAACTATTTTGTACTTTAACAACAAGTGTTGATGTATCAGCTAAAGAACTTGGTATTACAAATTTTTGATCTGGGTCATTTGTATCTACCACATATCTAAATGAAACAGGAGTACCTTCATATATTGATACGTTTGAAAAATTATAAACTCCATTGATAGGAGTAATTGTTATATCCGAATTTGTTATAAATTGATATCCAATACCATCTACAGTAGATGTAAATGTAGTTCCTTTTGTCATAGTAATTGAATTACCTGTTCCATCATTGACAGCTATATTAATATTTGCAATAGGTGTTCTTACTGAAGTTGGTGTGTAACCTAACATCTTTGCTAATGACACAATATTTTTTCTAATGTCAGCACTATCTAAGTACATTTCATTAGCTAACATATTAGCATTAAAACCTAGGTAGTGTGTATTGTAAGCAAGTGTATCTAAAAGAATTGAAAATCCAGAACCTTCAAAATTATAATCTTGGAATTCTGATTGACTTTGTAAAAATGTTTTTAAATTGGCTTTTATACTGTCAAAATCAAAATCTGATATTTCTAATTTATTACTTGCCATCTTATCTTAATCTTTCTAAAAATGTTTGCACTTCTACCGGTTCTTGTGTTCCTACAACATAAAACATAATTCTTAAATCATAAGAATTTTTATCATAATCAGGTCTTGCTAATATTTGAACTAATCTTATTCTAGGTTCAAAATTAATTAATACTTCTTGTACCTTTCTTTGCAAATTCAATGCAGTTAACGGCGTCATTGGTTCAAATAACATCGCTCTAACATTAGAACCTATCTCTGGATGGAAAGGTCTTTCAAAGTGTGATGTGTTAATTAAGTTACGAACACTTCTTTTAACAGCTTCAACATCAGTCAATTTATTAACATCATTTGTTACTAAATTACGACCGAAATCTAAATCTAAATCTTTATATAATCTAGTAGCTCGTTTACTTTTGTTTAAGGAAACTGTACTTGATGCATCGTAATTTGGCATATTACAATATTTATACGTTACCCAGCAAAGACATTAGCAGAACCTGTAATCATTTCGCCTGAATCTGTTGAGTCACCTATTCTTGCAATAAATTTACCTACAACACTAACTGTAGAAGAGCCCATATTAACAAATCTAACGTGATTGGGACAAGGAGGTGCGGGAGGGGCAGAATGAGAAACTGTTACGTCATCAACTCTTGCAATTAATATTCCGTTGGCTCTTACTGTACCTTGACTTGGTACGTCTAAAGTTGTTGTACTTGAACAAGAATGTCCAGTAGTAAGAGTATCTCCTTGTCTGCAAACTGCTGGCATTATCTACCTTGACCTCTATAAGGTTTTAAACTTCTTTTTTTATGTTTGTTTAATGTTTTTGTACTGAAATGCCCACGACCTATACTTGTTTTTTTAGGTGTACTATCTTTTTTTGAGGAATTTGTATTTCCTTTTACTTTTTTTGCCATAATTTTTTACCTTTTTTGGTTTTTTCGAATCAATATCATCAATCATAAATGATAAATCATCAATTTTGTCAAAATCAATCATATATTTACTATTTA